AGAGGCAAGAGAAGCGAGTTTGTCTTTCTGAGAGGTTGCAAGACCTTCAGCGACATCAGAGAAAATTACATCAGCAACCGACTCGGCTAATCTACTGTTTAGAGCAACATTTTTTTCAATTTGCTCGTTGAGTTTTTCTTCCATTTCATCAAGTTTATCTACCATATTCTCGATTACATCATATTTATCTTCAGGGATTGAAACATAATGATCTTCAAAAAGACCCTTCATTCCTTGTAGGAATGATTCAGTCATCTCGGTCTTAAGACCTTGCTCAACTACGAGTGCATTTTCATAAATCCACTCATCCGCAACATACTCAAGATAAGCGTCTACACGCTCAGTAAGTTCAGTTTTAATAAATTGAACTTCTTCCAATAACGCATTTTCGTATGTTTCTTGCAATTCTTCTTTGATTTCATAAATCTTAGAACGAATCGCTGATTCAAAAATAGTACGTGCCTTTTCTTGGAACTCTTCCGAAAGGTCTTCCCCCGCAAGAAGAGCATTAACATCTTCTTCGATGTCAAAGTCTTCCTTCATTTCTTCTTCACCTTTTCCATCTTCTTCTTCTTCTTTAGGAGATTTTTTACTTCTCTTTGGTTTTGGATCTTGATCTTCATCTTCACAAGCAGCTTCTGAAACTACATCTTCTTCTTCTTCATATTCGATCTCATCTTCATCTTCTATGACTTCTTCAGTCATACCCATATCTTTTTTTGCTTTAGATGCTTTTGCGTTCACTACATCTTTAACTTGAGAAAGAGTTTGTGAAGGATCTCTTAATTTAGCCGAATCGTCATCGGGACGATAATTATCTGGGGTTGGACCACCTAAGTCTTCATAAGCAGGAGTCTGTCCGGGAGTTAATCCAGTAACTTTCTGCATAGGATCGGCAGGTGAAGCCCCTTTGGTTACTACGTTTTCCATTTCTTGTAAATTTTTACCAACGGACATTTTAGATTTTGTGTTATAATCTATATTTATTTATAATTTAAAGATTTGCTAAAAAATCTTGGAACAACTGAACCTTATGTTCATCTAAAACTTTTTGACTAACTAGATTGTTAATTTTGCGTTTAGATTGTTCTATTAACCAACTATTTCTAGATGCATCATAAATCCACTCAACTCCTTCCATAATTCCAGATACAAATGCATCAGGAGCAGAAGGGTCTGCAACAAGATCTGCTGCTGTAGCCAGCATAAAATCTTCACCAACAATTTTATGACCTTCGCTAGTCATACGAAGAGATCCTACACCACGAGAAGAAACTCCTAAACAAACACCTTCATTAATTAATGATCTTGCAATTTTACCCATAGGTGTTTCTAGTAGTTGCGCTTTTCCTCTAAAGTTTTGTCCACTTTGCTCAAGAGATACTATCTTATGAGAAACCCGATCAAGATTTACAGTTGGACCATCAGGATGACCTAACTCTCCTAAAGCACGACCCTTACAAATAAAGTTTTCATTATATCGATTGACCTCGCGAGCAAGAGTTTGCATCGGATACATTCTTCCATTACGATTACAAATGTCTCCCTGAAGGAAAATACCCTCAATAAACATTTTTTTATCTACTCCTTTACCTTCGGTAAAAAAATTGACTTGTGAGACTTCTTCTGTGATAAGTTTCATTTTACTCCGTGACTAACTGAACGATTTCTGTGATGCTTACACTTTGACTACCTGATGATGTAATTGCACTTACTTTTACACTTCTTGCAATGTTTGCAGAAGATGTAGTAATTACTCCAACTATAGATGAAGTATTGTAATCAACTGTTACTGAATCATATGATAATCCAGTAATCAATTTATGTTCAGTATTAACTCCAACTGGTAAAACATTTTGAATAGTAACGAAATCACCAATCAAAAATGGATTTCCTACATTTGTGTCGAAATTTATTACAGTTGGATTTCCAGTTGTGATTCCAGAAATAGATTGTCTAGCAATCCTTTCTTTTAAAACTTCTGGTGATGCTGAAGTAACTTGAAATGAATTTACTGTAGCAATTGGATTTCCACCAGTCTCAACATATACTGAAGTTTCTCCTGTAGATACTCTTAAATATCCACTTTTTAATGCAATTGGATTGCTAGTAGAAGCTGCTCCAGAACTTGCAGATATTCTATTCACATTTTGAACAATCTTAATTGCCATTATTCATTTTCTCCACTGTATTCATCCCCAAATAATGATGCTGCAACATAAGGTCTAACAGAATCAACTCTACTAGCTGCTTTTGTATATAAAAAATCTTTAATTTTGTTTGATGCATCATATACTGATCCATCTGTTGCAATCAAATCGATAATTTCTTCCATAAGAATATTTATTACTATGTTATTATTTATATCTTACCGCCTTTAGGTTCTGGAATAACCAATTCTTCTGGTGCAATTTCTTCTCCTGGAATATTTTCAGGTTCAGTAGGAATACCTTCTGGAATAGGATTTCCTTCTTCATCTATTGGAGCATTTGGATTTGGTAAAATTCCCTTTTCAATTTCATCTTCAATTTGTTTATCAATTTCGATAATCTCAACATCAGTTTGGCGAAGAATCTTTTTACGAACATATTCTGTTGAGAAATATTTTCCAATATACGCCTCCATAGATGTAACTGAGTTTAATCTGTTTGATAAAAGTTCAGATTCTTTAAGTTCTGCAAAATGATTATCATATAAGAAATCATATTGAATATGATCACTCATTTTATCCCAATCGCCTGGAGTAACTATATTTTTTAATATAAGTTGAGTTCTAAGCATATCATTAAACATATTTGCAAATCTTTTTCTAAGCCTTCCGACAAATTTAGAAAATTTAAGTTCATCTCGTAATATTTCAGTTGATCGACCTAGATTAAATCCATCTCCACCACCAGCAATTCGTGATTCTGGAACACCAAGTGCTCTGTATAATTTCTTTTGAAAATATTCAATATCAGCAAGTTCTCCCAAATTTTGCCCACCTGGAAGGGTTGTAATCTCAGTTCCTCTCCCACCTTCTCTTCTTGGAAGCCAATAATCTTCCATCATACTCATAAATTTCTTATCGTCTTTAACTTCTCCAGTATTTGCATCATAGACTAATTTATTTCTATACCTAGACATCGTTTCTTTTAAGTATTGCTCTGCTTTTACCTTAGGAAGATTTCCTACATCTATATAAAAAATACGACGCTCTGGAGCTCTTGACATTCTGTATATAACAAGCGAATCCTCAATCATTCTTAATTGATTAAGTGCTTTAATTGCCTTATGCATATAAGACAATACATTACCTTTATTACGATCTACTAATCCAGAAGTACAATAAGTAATTGAGTCTTTTGCAATTTTAACTGAACCCTTTGCAGAAGTCCCTAACATACTTGATGGATAAGTTACTGTTGGAGTATAAATGTAATATTCTTCAATTTCTGGAAATGTAACTTGATTAAGATTTAAATTAGTTAAAGCAGATATATTAGGTCCTAAACTATTACTAGTTCTTTTTTCTTGACGAACATGTTTAATTTTTACTGGATCAATATATCTAAGTTCTTGAATACCTTCTTCTGGTTTTTTTACATCAATAACTTTTAAATAAAATAATTTACCATCAATATACCAATTTCTAAATATCTCATGAGACTTTTTATCAAAGTCCATAATTTCTTTAATATGTCTAAACTCTTCTCTTATAATTTCTTTTAGTCTATCACTAGCAGTTAAATTTGATAATTCAATCTCAATTGGAGAATCATATAGGTCGCTTACAATTGCTTCGTTTACTACATCTTCAATTGCCCCATCACATTCTGGATGTAAAGACATCTCTCTATATCTACGAATTAAATCGTGCTCTGTTCTATATACTCCTTCAATATCAACAGTTTGCCCATAAAATCCAGATTGTACATAATAATCAACCCCGTCCTCATTATTTGGAGGAACGGGGGATATTATAGATTTGGATTTTTTTTCAGTATCGTCAATTGAAAAACCAAAAAGTTTTGCCATGTTATAAATTTAAACTCTTAATATGTTATATTTAGTTAATATCTGTACCACCAGCAGCTGGAGAATTACCTTTAACTGCTTCCCACCAAAGAACTTGCATTTCTACACTAAACTCTTGAATTCCATCAGTTTCGTATGCTAATTGAATTGGGCTTATATTTGTTGGAAATAAATCATAGAAATGATATGCTCTCAAAGTAGTACCGTCACGATCCAGTTGATAAACAAATGCATCTGCTTGGTATAGTGCTGGATCTGTTTCACCAGTATTATCAGAAACTCGGTTAATAGAGTTTACCCAGTTCTCAAAAGCTGAACGAATTGCAAAATCAGTATCATTAATAATTGTGATTGTCCAACTTTCAAATGTTCGATCTCCTGCTAATTTAAGAGTTCTACCTCTAAAAGCAACTTCTAGTGGAGTCACAGTTGATGCTGGAAGTGCCACAGATTTAATTAAGAATCTAGACTTGTCTAGAACATTTATATCCGCTGGAGCAGATTCTGGAAAAGATAGAACAACCTCAAAAAGGTTGCTTCTAGCACCACCTCCAGACATCTTACTTTTGAAGTCTGTAATCTTTCTTAAAGGAGGTGGATTTAATTGATTCCTGGTAGCCATAGTTTTTAAACCTCTTGTTTAATTAAAAGTTTCCGATGACTTCTTCAAAATCAACGCCAGATTTAGTGGCGATAAATGTAAGACCAATGAAGTTGATCGATCTCGCTGGTTTGATATAAATGTCGGCTCTAAATTCGTTAGAATCAATAACCGCTGCCGTATTATTTGTTTCGTCACAAACAACAACATAATCGAATATACCTCTCTTCGCCTGAACATCACGCAAGAAAGGTTCAACAGTATTTACAAAATTAGTTCTTGTAAGCTCATCATTAAATTCGAATAATATATCTTTAGCAGCACGAGAAATTGCATCCTCTAAGTAAATAAATAGTCTTCTGACATTAATTCTATCAAAAGCAGATGCTTTAGCTAGTCCAGTTTTATCACCAAAAAGAATAATACCTGCTCCTGGAGAAAATATTATAGAGTTAATTCTATTAGAGTATAGAATATCTCTCTGTGATTTGCTTGGGTTATATGCAAGTTTAACTGCATTTAAGATAGCTCCTCTAGTTGTTCCTGCTGGAGAATACCAAGGAAAATTATTTACATCATTACGAGCACATAATCCTGCAATATCACCATTGAGTGGTATGTAACGGAAAGTCTTAGAAAATCTATCATAAACGTATTTATATCCAGAATCAAATACTGCATACGATGATGAATTAATCGGGGCAAAGAACTCAACAATATTATTGGTAACGATTCCTGGGTTTTTGACCGTAACTTCAGTTTGTACAGCAGTGTCACTTAAGAATGCTCCACGATAAGGTGAAATAAACGCAATTGCATCTTTTCTGAGTTCTGCAACCGAAATAAGTTTTTGTGCAAGCGATTGAGCACTACTTATAGTATATGCAGCGGAACCCATAATTAAAAAATCAACTTTAAGATTTTCAGTGTTCTCAAATAAACTATATCCATCAGAAAGTTCGGCAATACTTGCAGTTAGTGCTCCTGTTGTAGTAATTGTGGATATTCCTCCATAATTTTTTCCATTATTTAAAATTAAATTACTTGCACCATTTGCTCCAAAAATAATACCATCTGCTTCTTGATCCCAACCAAAATCTGCTTGTAAAGTAAATCCAGAACTGTATCCGGTAGTTACTATACCTACAGAAGAATTAAGTCCAAAAATATAATCTGAATTAGCAGCAAGATATTTTCTCCAATATGAAGTATTTCCAACAGAGAATTGTGCATCGGATGCTTTAGAAAGACTTAAATGCTTTTCTAAAATTGTTCCAGAATTGCCAGAAATAGTTCCAAGAGAGTCTACTACGACTAAATGAACTTCATCAAATCTTGAATTTCTTGCTTCGGCATATGCAGAAGTTCCTGGTCTTGGTGAAACATTATTCCAATTAACTGATGATGTCGGAGTTAATTGTA